AATCTAGTTGATAATCCACTAGACAAAGAACCTGATGGTACAACTGCAATTGCAGATGAAGTCAAAGCCGTGTGCAACGCTGTCTGGACAACATCAGTCAAAGATGCTTGGAAAGCAAAGTTGATTGCTGACAAGTCAGGACTATAAATAACTAAAACAATAGGGTGGAGAGTGAAACCCCATGGCGTCAGAAATTAGAGTTAATAAAATAGAGAACCGAAGTGGGCTGGGAACAGTCACCTTCGCAGATACAGGTGTGGATCTGGCTGGAATCGTAACTGCAACCACGTTCAGTGGATCAGGTGCAAGTTTAACAGGACTGCCTGCTGCCAGTTTAACAGGTACAGTTGCTGATGCACGATTCCCTGCAACATTACCAGCGACAAGTGCTGCAAACCTGACAAATGTGCCTGCTGCTAATGTGGTCGGTGTTCATACATCCTTGACTGTAACTAATGCCACAACCACAGGGACTGCTGTAGTGGGTGGTGGAGTTACAATCTCAGAATCAGGTATAGAAGCTTCTGGTATCGGAATTACTTGTGCTAATATTAATGGAACACAAATAGGTGGGCGAAGAAATCTTGTAATTAATGGCGATATGAACGTGGCTCAAAGAGGCACATCAAGATCAGCGACTACTCAAGGTTCTTCTTTTGCTACGGTTGATAGATTTCAGTTGCAATGGAATAATTTTGGTGTTCAGGCAACTGAAACTCAAGGAGACATGGGAACAAGTGACACACCTTACACTTTAGGTTTTAGAAAATATCATAGAATCACACTCGCATCTGCTGGAACGGCAGCGGCAGGCACTTATATAGAATATAAGTATTCGTTTGAAGCACAAGATTTAGCAAATTCTGGTTGGAATTATACATCACCATCTAGTTTTGTTACATTTAGTTTTTGGTTTAGATGTAGTACCAATCAAACATTTTATACTACTTTTAGAACAAAAGATGGTACAGAACAAGGTTATGCTTTTAGTTTCACGGCAACAGGTAATAATGAATGGACAAAAGTAGTGCATACAATTCCAGGCAATTCTAATTTACAATTTGATAATGACAATGGAAGTGGGATGATATTTTATATTTTTCCCGCCAATGGAACAAATTATACAAATAATAGTCAATCATTAAATGCTTGGGGTACTTTTGCTGGTTCATCTTATTGTCCAGACATGGCAACAACTTGGCTGACCGCTGGTGCATCCACATTTGATCTCACAGGCGTTCAATTAGAAGTTGGGCCACAAGCCACTGCTTTTGAACACCGCAGCTTTGGCGAGGAGAAAAGACTTTGTATGCGATATTACCAATCACATACTAATATACTGACTTCTGGTTATGTTCCTGATAATGGTTCAAGAGTGTATTCCCTTGGTTTTAATTTTCCTGTAGAAATGAGAGCAGCACCTACTCTTTCACTAGAAAATACAGGTAGCACTTCTGGTCAGTCGATAGTTGATTCTCAAATTGGACACAATATAACTACCCTTCTTTCTTCAAATACAAGTACAACTTGTGCAGATTATAGTCTTAACTTAGATGGAGATTTAACTGATTTTAGGCCAGCAGTTGCAGAACACGCTAGTTCTACAACAAGGAGAACAGAATACAAATTTAACGCAGAAATTTAATTATGGCATTTCCAAGTAATCCTATTTACAAATTAGTAAATAATCCTAGAACAGGAGAACTACAAAATATTAGAACAGCTAAGGATGAATTTATCCCACTAGCTGAAGATAATACAGACTACCAAGCCTACCTCGCTTGGGTCGCTGAGGGAAACACGGCAGAAGCCGCAGACTAAATAACTAAAAACGATGGCATACTACATCAAAAAACAAGGTTTATCTGGAAAGGTTGTCTATTGGACAGGCGGTAACGTCTGGTCTGATGATATTGCAGAGAAGAAAACCTATGTCAATAAAGGAACTGCTGACGCTAAGATTCTGAATCCAGACGGCAAGAACGGTGGATTTACAGGAGCTGAGGTCGTTTCAGAATAAATAATCAAAAAGATAAATGGCATTCACAAAGATTACTGCATCTGGTATTGGTTCAACGGAAACTGTCACGTTAGATGGTTTGTCTGTAATCAATGATGGATCTTTCGGTGGTAACGTATCAGTTGGAGGAACATTAACTTACGAGGATGTCACGAACATAGACTCAGTTGGTTTGATTACCGCAAGAGCTGGTGTCGTAGTTGGTAGTGGGATAACTTTAAGTAAGGATGGTGATGGATTCTATACAGGAGTTGTAACTGCAACAAGTTATGCTGGTGATGGTTCTGGTCTCACTGGTATTGCTGCGACTGATAACGTCAGAACAGGTATATTAGATGTCGCTGGTGTTGGAACATTTAGAAATGATGTTAATATTCCAGACAAGATAATTCATTTGGGAGACACAAACACTGCAATAAGATTCCCTGCTGCGGATACAATCACAGCAGAAACTGGTGGTAGTGAAAGAGTTCGTATCACATCTAGTGGTGCTATGGGCTTGGGAACTAATGATCCAACGACAAAACTTCATGTTCAACAATCAGCCGTTACGAGTGCGCCATCTAGATCGTCAGCACTATACTTAGAAAATAATGCAAATTGCGAAATACAATTTGTCGGTAACTCATCTAATGATTGCCAACTTCGATTTGGAACTAGCAGCAACAGTTTTAAAGGTGCTATTGAATATGAATTAGATAATAATAATTTAATTCATTACACTAATGGAGGTGAAAGAGCTCGCATTGACTCAAGTGGTAATATGGGCATCGGCACTGATAATCCTGCTCAAGCTGTCCATATCAATAGATCTAGTGGCGATTCATATTTAAGAATACAAGGCGGCACAAATCAAGGAACATTAATTAATAAGACAGATGGTACTTTAATTGGTGGTTTTGTTTCTGGTGGTGTTGTGGGGGGATCTGTAAATGATATCGCTGTAAGAGCAGAAACTAGTAATAATATAGTATTTGCACATGGAACCACAGAAAGACTTCGCGTTACATCAGATGGATATCTTCAACAACATAAATTAATTGCAGTTTCATACAGTGACAGTAGAGAACTTGCAGTTAGTGGCGATTTAACCACCAGTAATTTTTATAATCACACAAACTTTGCAAGTGATACCAGCATACTGGATAGTAATGGACATTTTGTTGCTCCTATTCATGGTATATACCGACTTTATTGTAGATTTTCCACTGATACCGACACTGGTAATAGAATTAATGTAAGATTAAGAAAAAATGGCATTACAATTAATGAGGCATATGGTTCTAATGAGAGCGTTAATGGGATACAGAGTGTGAGTTCTGAAATAATTATGGAACTGGATGCAAATGAATACTTTGACCTTGAAGCAGGAGCATTAAATACGATGGCTGGAACACAACATAAAGTGGTTAATTTTCATATGTTAGGTTAGATTACATTAATTATGTTTCAAACTAAATAACTAAAAAGATAAATGGCATACCTCGGTAATCAACCTGTAGTCGGTGACTCCACAAATACGTTTAAGACCTTAGATGATATTGCATCATTTACGGTGACGTTTGATGCTACGAGTTCTGATGTGGTGTCAATCGCAAATGACACTTTAACTTTTCGTAATCACCGATTTGTGACAGCACAGAAGGTTACATATAATGATGGTGGTGGAACTGCGATAGGTGGCCTTGCTGATGGTTCATACTTTATAATTAAGGAAGATCAAAATACAATCAAACTGGCATCAAGTGCAGCCAATGCTACATCTGGAACTGCAATCAATCTGACAAGTGGTGCTGCTGGTGGATCTCACACACTTAAAATTGCATTTGATGGTGTCAATACAAAGTTTAAGGCAACGCACAGTAACGGAACGAAAGCAAATATCAGTCGTGCTGCACAGTTAAGTTTATCAATCAACGGTGTAATTCAACAACCACAGGATACAACAACTCCCACGGTTGGTTATGGTGTTGAAGCAGACTCTACAATCGTATTCAGTCAAGCACCCGAAGCAACAGATAAAGTATTTGGTTCATTTATTGGTGAAGTTGCTGCGAGTTTTGATCTTGCAGATAATACTGTAGATGAATTTACTGCAAACGGATCTACAACAACATTCACTTTATCTAAAGAACCACCATCAAACAATGATGTGTTGGTTACACTTGATGGTGTGACTCAATACCCAAACACTCAATCAAATACAAGAGCATATAGCGTAGTACATAATTCAATCATATTCACATCTGCCCCTGCTGCTGGTGTAATCATACAGGTTCGTCACATTGGATTCGGTGGTGCAAGTAGTCAAACTATTACAGGATTCTATGGTAGAACTGGTAATGTTCAGTTAAAGAGTACAGATAATGTTGATGTTAATAATCTAACTGCTGCTGGTACGGTCACAGTCACAGGTGATTTAAACGTATCAGGTGACATCACCTATGATGAAACAGTTGCGAGAAATCTAAACATCACAGGAATTGCAACAGTCGCTTCTGGTATTGTAAGTACAGGTGACTTCAAAATTGGAACTGCAACCACACTCAGTCAGGATAATATCTTCACAACTGGTATCATCACCGCATCAGGTGGTCTTGATGCAATTGGTATTCAGTCTGCTGGTATCAATATGACAGTTGGTGTGATCACTGCACTTAACTTTGTTGGTAGTGGTAACACATTCTTATATGATGCAAGTAATCAGACAATTGATATCTCTATCGCTGGTGGTGGCGGTGGTGCTGTTGGAGCTGGAACTGATAAGGTGTTCTACGAGAATGACCAAACGGTCACTCAGAGCTATTCGATTAGTGCAGGCAAGAATGCCATGGTGGCGGGGCCTCTTGCGGTTGCATCAGGTCAAACAATCACGATACCATCTGGTAGCGAACTCACCATCGTATAAATATAGGAGTAATCAGATACAAGTATGGCATTAACATTATCTGGAACAAATGGAGTAGTCGGAGCTGGTTTTACAGTTGATGCCTCTGGTGTCAGTGTAACGGCTGGTGTTGGAACTTTTGGTAGTCTTGCAGCTCCCGCTGCTGGATTAACTGGTGCATTACCAGCGATATCTGCTGCGAGTTTAACACAAATCCCTGCTGCAAACATCGTTGGTGTATGCACATCTGGTCTTACAAAGACTGGTGGATTTGGTAAGATATTGCAAATCGGATATGGATTTAGAACTGGTCATCTTCAAACATCTTCATCTTCATATGTAGATAGTGGTATAACAACGAGTATTACTCCAGCATCAACGAGTAACAGAATTCTAATACAAATAAACTATCTAGGTGGTGTTAATGGTGGATCTACTGGTGGGCAAGAACATCAAGTGCGAATATTAAGGACTGTTGGTGGTACTGATGTTGAGATATTCACTGAGCGTACAGCAGATTTTATGAGGTTTATGGTAGGAAATGCACAGGCAGATTATATGATTGCTGGTCAATTATTACAAAATTTGGATTACCCATCCACTACAAGTGAAATTACTTACAAATTACAATGTAGAAGAAGTGGTACAGGTACATTGGCTGTTTGGGCAGGGTCTAACATAAGCGTAATGGAGGTGACACCATGAACATCGTAGGAGCTTTAAATAGTTTAAAACCAAACGCCGAATGGGTTCTAGATGGAGAAACATATTCTGGTCTTACTTGGTTAGATAGTAATCAAACAAAACCAACTGAATCTGAGGTTAATGCAGAGATAACAAGATTAACAAATGCAGAGCCTATGAGATTATTGAGAGTAGAGAGAGATAAAAGACTTACAACTTGTGATTGGACACAATCTAGAGATTTAACTTTATCAAATGATGACGCTTGGAAAACATATCGTCAAGCATTGAGAGATTTACCAGCATCAGCATCGCCAAGTCTTGATTCAAATGGCAACTTAGATTTGACATCTGTAACTTGGCCAACTGAACCATCATAAATAGAATGAAGGAGATAAACTAACATGAGTAAGATACGATTACATGGATCAAGTTCGGGTTATACTGAGATAGCTCCTGTTGCGGCGTCTGGTAATAATACTTTGACATTGCCGAATGATGGAACTATTATCAGTAAGGATGGGAATGGTGCTGTCGGTGTTACTTCAATCACAGTTGGAACTGGTGTTACGATTGGTGATGGTAAGATAACTTGTAATGGGTCTGCTATAACTAACTTATCTGCTACTGCCTTCCCATCTGGAACAATAATTCAAGTTTTAGAAACTACAAGACTTGATGCATCATCACATAGTATCGCTGCAGGGGCAGACTATAACCCAACTTATTTAAGGCAAAGCATAACAACAACTGGCAGTAATAAAGTTATTGTTGAGGGTTTTTTCTCTTGTGCTTTGGATGTGGCTACAAACTGGATTGGAATTACTTTAAGAAGAGACAGTAGTGATATAACAGCAAGCACTGGAGTTGCCAGTGGAAATAAAAGACGTATTTCATCAGTGGCTTTTAATCAAAGTGATGATAATTTGATATCAATTCCTTTTAGTTTTTTAGACAGTCCTAGTGCAGGCACACATGAATATCATTTACAAATTACTCATGGTTCTGGTGGCGACAGAACACTTTATGTCAATCGATCAGAAAATGACACAAACAGTTCATCTGGTTGCAGATCAGGTTCAATAATTCGTTGTATGGAGGTGGCAGCATGACTTTAGATCACAAAGCAATACGCAAAGCATATCCAGAAGCTACCGATATTTACGATGATTTAGGTGCTTTTAAGGCAGACGGATCAAAGATAACACTTGTACAATCTGATATTGACGCTGCCAGAGCTACGATTGACGCTGAGGCCGCAGCTATTAAATATCAAACTGATAGAACCACTGACGGATCAACAAAGTATGATACAATCGGTAATCAATTGGACATGCTCTACAAGGACATCGTTGCTGGTAAGTTAGATACGACTGGAACTTGGGCAACACACATCAAGGCAGTCAAGGATGCTAATCCAAAACCATCCTAAATAATCAAAAAGTATATCAATGAGCACACTTAAGGTCAATAAACTACGAGATACGGCAGGGTCAGCGGACGCAATAGTTCTTGATCCGAATGGTGGTGCTGTTCTTGCTGGTGTTACTACAGTTACGAGTGTCAAGGTTGGCGCTGCAGTTACAATCTCAGAGTCAGGTATAGAGGCTTCTGGTATCGGGATCACTTGTGCTAATTTAAATGGCGGACAATTTGGTAGAAGAAATAAGGTAATAAACGGAGCTATGCAAGTGGCTCAACGTTCTACTTCAGTTGCAAGTATTACAAGTGGAGATTATTATGTTTGTGATAGATGGAAATTAGGTTATGGAACTGCTGGAACTTGGACATTATCACAAAGCACGACTACACCAAATGATTTTGGTAATTCAATTAAGTTTGATTGTACTTCAGCTAATACTTCTCTTAGTGCAGGCTCAAATTTACAATTAATACAATATTTTGAAGGACAGGATTTACAGGACATACAAAAAGGAACTTCTTCTGCAAGAGAAATAACTGTATCTTTTTATGTAAAAACTAATAAAACTGGAACATATGTCGTTGAACTTATGGATCACGATAACTCCAATAGGCATTGCAGTAAAAGTTATACAGTTTCAGATACTAACTGGAATAGATATATACTTACATTTCCAGCAGATACAACAGGAGCATTAGACAATGATAATGCAAAGAGTTTTGAAATTGGTTTTTGGTTAGTTGCTGGTTCTACTTATACAAGTGGATCTTTACAAACATCTTGGGGAGCCCTAAGTCAATCTACTAGAGCAGTTGGTCAGGTGAATTTAGCCGATAGTACATCTAATGAATGGTATCTTACAGGCGTTCAATTAGAAGTCGGCCCACAAGCCACCGCCTTTGAACACCGCAGCCTTGGTGAGGAAACTACACTCTGCAAACGTTATTATCAAGAATATACAAGTATTTCCAATCGTATCTATACACAAAACGTTTATAGAGTACATCATCCATTACCAGTGGAAATGAGAGGTGGCCCCACAGTTACAAAATCATACGGAACAAGCACTAATCTAGCAACTGACAATACATCTGCGAGTACAAAAATGTTGAAGTGGGATATTCAATACACTGGTGCAGGCAATGGAATTATAGATATAATTAATGGAACAATTACTCTAGACGCTGAATTGTAATTATGACTTATACTTACAAATTAATTAACGATACTCTCACAGGAAATCCTATTGATTTTATTTTGAGAAAAGAAGACAAGGCACAAATTCCAAAAGACGAATTAAATAGAGATTACCAAGCCTACCTCGCTTGGGTTGCTGAGGGAAACACGGCAGAAGCCGCAGACTAGACAGTTTATAAACTGACCACTCAAACTTGACTAACTACGAGATTAAGTCTATAATAGGCTTAGTTTCGTTTTTTTTATGAACTCCAAAGAATCAAATAACCAAAAAGACCCGCTACTAGATGAACTTGCGGAGAGAATCCTAGAAGGCCCAGTTGTTTTTACACCTGATGAAGAGTTTCTTAGAAGAGTGGAAGAGAGAAGGACAGATAAAGAAGTGTCATAATAAAGCTGCACAATAGAATACCTTACGTTATAATGTTATCAGATACGATAAACTGATGTTTCCGATTGAATTACAAAATGCTGTTGATTATCTCAATACTCTTACAATTAAAGTGAGTGAGTCACATGAAGATGGTAGAGTCAATAGCATTGATGACGAGGATACAATCATTGATCTCTTAGTCGAGAAATTTGGAGACAACATTGAAACCCCACCACCTCGTTGTTGGTGGGATGTTAAGGTATTTGGTTATCCTCTCAATATCAAATCATCAAAGTTTGGAAGTGCTGCTGATAACTTCTCATCAAAGGCAGCTATATTATATGCACTTACAGACCTACCAGAATCAGAGGTCACTTGCACATCTTGGAAAAGTTTCCAGACTAAGTTGCAAATGAACTCATCACAAACAGAGTCAAGAGACTATTATATTATTGTATTGGATAAGACAACAAAGAAAGTATATTTGCAATCATTAAAATCTTTACAAAAACTCACATCAAATGGTAATAATCTACCATTTCAAATCAAATGGAAAGATAATGTAAAACCAGTTGAGAGAACATATTTACAATCATATGACTTTTTGATTGACTCATACAAAGAGTCAGTAACCAAAAAGATCATGTCTCATGAAGGTTACGACCAATTATAAAACTGTCACATGAAGGGTTGTTACGCAGCGCCTTTCATGTATAATGAATACATACAGAGGATTTTATGCAACTACGACCACATCAACTTGAAGCTGTATCAGCAATGTTTCGTCACAACAAAGGACAAGTAATTGTTCCGACTGGTGGCGGTAAGACAATGTGTATGATTAATGATGCTGAACAAAGATTCAGATCAACTATTGCTCGTACGATTGTTGTGGTTGCACCTCGTATATTATTGGCAAATCAATTGTCAGCAGAGTTTCTTGAGTTCATTACTGATGTTGATGTTGCTCACGTTCATAGTGGTGAGACACATCATTTCAGTACAACTAAAACTCATGAACTTGAGAACTGGTATCACAACAGTATCAAGAATATCCTAATTTTTACCACATATCACTCTTTACACAAGATACAAGAGTCACTTGATATTGAAGTTGATACCATTTACTTTGATGAGGCACACAATTCAGTACAAAAGAATTTCTTTCCTGCTACTGAACACTTCTCTCACTTTGCTGAAAGATGTTACTTCTTTACTGCTACACCAAAGCACAGTCGCTCACCTGTCAAGGCGGGTATGAACTGGCCAGAGTATGGTCAAGTGATTTGTCAAGTGCCTGCTCCTAAGTTAGTTAAGGAAGGTTACATACTGCCTCCTAAAGTTGAAGTTTATCAGTCAAGAATACTTCAAAAAGATGAGTTGGTTGCTGATCGTGATTGCGAACAGATGATTGACTCAATTGATAATCTATCTAAGAACAAAGTCCTAATATGTGCCAAGGCAACAAAACAAATAATCAATCTTGTATCTCACACTAATTTCGTACAAGACTTGGCAGATCGTGGTTACTCTTGGATGACAATTACATCAAAGACAGGTGCTATTATTGATGGT